AAAGAACACCTACCTGAACGGTATTGGGGTAGTTTGCTTGTGTTACCTGGATAGCATACTTGTCTATCTCACTTGCATAATATGTTTCAACGGGTATGCCGAGTTGGTCTAAGGCTATCTGACCACAACTCATACCATCAAACAAACTTAATACTTTCAAAATTTATTTCTTGTGTGCTTTTCTGATAGCAACTTTACCAGCTTTGGCTATTTTTGCTTGTGTAGGTTTACCTGCGACCTTGGCCCTTTGCTCTAATACTGTAAGTATTTGGATCTTACGGGCATAAGGCTTATTGATTCTTTTAACCTTGGCAACTGTCTTACGAGCATCTGTAGGTGTAGCAAACTTAATACTAACTGTATCTCTTGGGTTTTCGTCTGTATATAACCTTCTACCTGAACCCTTAGGTTTTTTACCCGTACCTTTTTTTGGATCTCTACGCTTGACCATCACATAAATTTACCATTTATTTGAGACTTTGCCCCTTTATTTATTTTAAACTTACCGCCTTTTTTTGTTGCAGTTTTTCTTCTTAAATGTAAAAGATATAACTGTAAATCCATACGATCTGTGATAATTACAGGCAATAAACCAATAGATGTAGTTTCATCAAACCCATATTTGTTCATCATTTTTTGCATTATTGCGTCTGTTTTAAGTGTTTTCATAATTTTAATCGTTGAAGTCTAAGGGTTTATCATCATAATTTTCGTCTTGTTTAGTATTATTTTTTTCTTCTAGCCAATGACGATTTTCGTGTGATCTGTTATATATAGTCTCTCGTTGGCGCTCTATAGCTTCGTTAAGTATTTCTTGCGGGAAGACACCTCTTGGTTCGATATCTTCAGGCAAAGCGCCGGATATTTGATTAGGTCTAGTAAAACCATCATCACCTAATAAGACCTCAGGTAGCTTTCTTGCACGTACTGGTGTTGTAATTTTTCTTTTCTCGGCAAGATCTTGCTCCGGCCGTATCCAACAACGATACTTATTGGTGTCAGGTATTTTACGTGTTGCATAATCGTAATTGTACTTGTAGCATAAACCAGCAAAGTTATCACGCTCAGTTTTTGTATCAACAACGATACTGTCTCCTGGTTGCATTTTTGTAACAACTTTATTGAGTTCCCCTCGTGGTGTTATTTCAATATTTTTTTCGATCTTGTACTTCATGCCTTAATTATAGCAGAGCATTTTGTCGCTAAGGTTGCTCTGAAACCGTAAGTCCGCCGACTTCTCTATTGAGGAGAGTATTGTCAATGAGGCGACAAAAAAAGATATAGGGCAGCCAAGGAGTATTTGGGTAAACCACATGAAAAATACTGCCCTATATACTAAACCCCGTGTTTGTATGGATCACAAGCTAAATCAAAATGAATATCAAAAGTTGTGCAGTCCCATACAGCTTCGGTCCTATCAATTTTTACACCAGTAAGCTTATATACGTTATTGATGTAGTTACTATACAGCTCGTCTTGACACTCGTAGCCGTCTTTAAAAGCTTGTTCAAAAGCTTGACAACGCTTGTCATCACATAAAAGGTTTTGCTCTTCTTCAAGATGCCATCTACTTGTCTTGCTCACGATTACCTCTTTGTGTCTCAACTAATTTTGATAAAACATTAGCTGTATGTTTTTGCTGATCAGCAGACAGATTGGATATATCTTTTATGCAATCTATCAGCTGCGTAGTAGTGTGCGAAAGATCTGCTGCAATACTTTCTAAAGCAACCATATTATCTGACGCTAACGGATGAATTTTATCTCTATTTAATTTCATACTTGAAATATTAACAAACTGCAATATAATGTCAATTACTAAATGTAAATTAATTTAATGAGGACCTTATGAAACAATTACCAGAAAGTTTAAGCAAATACGACCATCATGTTATAGGAGAAGCAATCTATTTTCCTAACATTTCTAATCACGAATATCACAACTCTGCCGGCGTATCTTCATCTACTATAAGAAAGTTTGGTGTATCTGAACTTCATGCTGTCAAAGAAGAAATAGAAAGCACACCAGCACTACGGTTTGGCTCAGCTGCTCATGCTTATATTGTTGAGGGTGAACAAAGTTTTGCCAATGAAGTAGCAATCATATCAGGCAGTATGTATTCAGCAGCTAATAAGGACCTTATAGCAGAATGTGAAGAAAAAGGAATTACTTGCATAAGTCAAAAAGACTTTTCAACTATTAAAGCTATGTCTGAAAATATGTTGCCTATAGGAGACAAACTTTTACATCCAAGCGAAAGTGAATATCCGAGTGAACATTTCAATTACCCATATGAAAGAGCTTTATACTGGTGGGAGGGTGACACACTTTGCAAATTAAAAGCCGATGTCATTAGACACCCAGATGCTCCTATGTCGAATACAAAAGATCTAATTGTGGTGGATTACAAAACCACAAAATCATGCGATCCCGATAAATTTGTAAACTCTATCAAACAATACGGCTATCAATATCAAGCCGCTTGGTACACAAGAGGCTTTCAAAAAGCTGGTTTTAATGTCAAAGAATTTGTTTTTGTAGCACAAGAAAAAACTAGCCCTTATGCCTCTAAAATATTTAAATTTGATACAGCTGATTTAGAAAAGTATTGGATAGAACTAGAATACATAATACAAAATTATGAAAAAATTATGCAAGGAGCCGTACAAAATCTACAAGCATACAACTGCCCAAATGTTATAGAGCTAGACATATGAAAAAACAAACAGATATGGTGAACACTCCACCGCATTACACTAAGGGTTCAATTGAATTTATTGAAGCGGTTAGAGAAGCTCTAGGGCAGGAGGGTTTTAAATCTTGGTGCCAAGGCAACGCTATGAAATACTTGTGGCGATATAAACATAAAGGTACAGACATACAGGATCTAGAAAAAAGTATGTTTTACATCAAAAGAATTATTAAAGAACTCAAATAAAAGAGGGGCCGAAGCCCCTCAGTACCAATGAAATTAAATATGGAGAAAACCTACAACTTTCGTATATAAGTTTTCCTAAAATTATACAGAATAGTTTTGAAAAAAAAACCCCTCCGAAGAGGGGCCACAGGATATAAATGAAAAATTTAAAATTTTCACATTTAGATTACATTATGTCTAAAATGCAATCAACCTCCTAGTGATGGTTTAGCTCCAACGGCAGAGCCAGACCCACTAGAACCTGTATTAGCGGATGCCATGTAACCTTTAACGTTGGTATATTGTTTAACACCACCGTCAGGTTGATCAACATCTTTAACACCAATAGCTACTCTCAGCAGTTTTCCTACAAGTTCTTCTTTCTTGTTAGGAAATGCATCAAAACCTACAGCTAAACACAAAGATGAAAAAATTTCGTTAGAAACTCTTTTTGCATTTTCACTACTATGCCACAAGTTGTAATACTCGGTTTGGTCATAATACTTACCACCTGCTATCTCAAAAATTACTTTAAGGGCCTTATCACCATTTTGTGTAGTGTGGTCCTCAACTTTAAGAATACAGGCTTCATGTACACCTTTTGGTGCTGCTGTTTTTTCAGATGCAGTTCCTACATCTTTAAAAAAATCTACGCCGTCAAAATCGCTCATTTCTTTCTCCCTTTACTAAGTTGTTCAAGAATTAATTTTCTACTCTTGATTTTAAAATTTCTAAATCTTAATTTAGCTATTTCTGAAAATAGATTCGTTAAGTTTAGATATACAATGTTCAGATCTTTTTCCTGATCCATTTCTAAATCGTCACAATCTCTACACAAAATCTCATAGATATCCATTTGAGCTTGTTTAATTCTTTGTTCATTCTCAAACAGAATATCTGTATATTCATATGTAGCTTCTTCAAAATCTATGTCTGTAAAACGTTTTCTTTCAGTTTCATCAAACATTTTTAGATCCGCATATTTTTCTTCCCACATTTGTTCTTCGTCAGGAAAATCAGGATTGACGGGTACAAAATTAGATGGATGCTTCACTAGCTACCTCCATTTTAGTAGGGGCCGATTCTACCCGGTTGCTAAAACCAAGTTTGGTAATGACACTCGAAAGATTCGGTTCCTCTAAAGCTTCTAGTTTGCCTGATCTATCTTTACAGACAAAACCCTCAGCAAGAGTAGTTTGCAACCATCTAGTATGTACTGCTTTACCATCTCCATCTGTTTGTTCCATTACTCTTAAACATAAAACTTCGTCAAAAAAGTAAGGTATAGATTGTCCTAGCTTAGTACCAATCATTTTTGGTTGGAAAAACCAAACACCATCGTTATTTTCTTTTGCCATCTTGCAAACAAATATAACGTGCATAGGTAAATCTCTAAACATTCTCATAACATTTGTGCATGTTATCTGAACATTTCCATAAGCTTTACGAGCATCTTTATTTACACTTAATTCGTGGTCCAAAAGAATCTCTGACATTTCTGATATTGAATCTAGACAT